GCCATCTCATTGGCGATGTTTAGTTTATCGGTCATTTTTTTCAAATTGATATATCGGACAGCCGGCTGCCTGAGCTCCGACCGGATATGTGTCTTCGAGAATCAAACTATACCCAAGATTTTCCATGGCTCTCACTGTGATGTCACGATCGATGTTTATTATTATGTCGCAGGTGCGACGACCGTCTACAGTACTACGCATACCTGCGACATTGGGGATTTCGTCGTGCCAGATGAATACCGGATTTAGATTATCCATTATGATAATTTCAGGACTACAAAAATTTACTAGTTGTTCCAACATGTGCAGGGGTGCATGACTATGATATATTACACCCAGCAGCAGTGCAACATCCACCTTGCCAATTCTCTGCATGTCTCCATCTACATGAAGATCACCATGCACGATCTTGGCCGTCGGAAATTTTTTAGTCACTGTCTCAACTGAAGATTTACTTGATTCCAGCAATATAAGTTGTGCAGGGTTGTTGGTTACTATACGTTCAGTTATCCACCCATCAAAGCATCCTATTTCAAGTACCACTCGATCGCGACATTGAGACAAAAAATTCTGATTCAAAAAAATACATTTAGCATTCATTGCCAAGGCCATTTGAAGCTGTTGCATATTACTGTTATCGGTCATTGGATTTCTTTAGATTGTAATACAACAACACACGGTCCAGCAAGTCTTTCATGGCCGGATCAACCTGGGCCATCCTGTGTATCTCGCCCCAGATCTGACTTTCACGCAAGTGTTCGATCAAGGGTCTACCATCGGGTGTTCTAGGGTCAACGACCTCTGGTTCTGCCAGTTCATAATTCCATCCTATGATCCTGGCAGCAGCAGCATCTGCGCCCTGTTCACAGGCATAGGTCACACCATCATGGTGTTCGTAGACGTAAGTGGCGCCAGGTGTGAGCGTTCCCATCACCAGGCCCGGTTGTAGTCCACCACTTCGCAGTTGCGACTGATGTCTTTGACAAAATACACACACTCGGGTTCCGAACCATCAGTCAAGGGCACGCACAGCATCTGCCCGTTCTTGAGCTTGGGTGCATACCATACCACTTCCTGGTACACATCCACGATCTCGATGTCCAAGAAGCTGGGACGGAAACTGGTGAGTGGATTGAACTGGAATACCTTGAATCCACGATCATTGATGCTGGTCAAGGGCAGGACTTCTAGGTCCCCCAGGTCCGGTTCTCCGATCAAGATTTGCCAGTCCACCGGCATGCGGATCCTGTGCGAACCTATGCGCAACACCAGGGCGGGGCTGGTAAAGCTCTCCAGGAAGATCAGGGGGATATAGTGATAGTCGGGATCTTTGGGGTCGCTGTTGTCAAATATGGCAAAGCGCATGTCATCGACTTCTTCGGGCAGTTGATCTAGCTCAAAGGTCTTGTTTTCAAGTGTTAATATCTTCATACTACTATTATATGATACACAGTGATATTGTCAACCTTTATTTCCATTCTAGTTTCTCTTGGGAAAAGGGATAGCGGGCTTCGCGATAGAACTGTTTGCGACGAGTCAGGTGTCGTTTGGCGAATCTACAGGTGCTGGTTATGTCCCAGATCTCCACGTGGTCCTTGTCTTCGGCCTTGCGGATTCCGCGTCCGATGCTTTGTATGACTCTAGTAAAGCTCTTGCCAGGCTCAACCATAACAAGATTAAAAATCCTAGGGATATTGATACCCACAGCAGCAACACCGTAGGTGGCAATAATAACCTTGCCATCAGCCACTGAAACTTCGTCATACTCGTCTTGTCGATCCTTGGCCTTGGTCGATCCCGAAACAAATACCGCATCCTTTATCTTCTCCCGTAAGGCCTCACCGGCCGCTATCCTATCCACCAACACCAGAGTGTTGCCGGTCTCGTTGACTCGCCGCACCAGGTCTGCGATAGTACTCAATCTGTCAGGCTCTTCCAGCAAGAACTTGAGCTCGCTCTGGTAGTTGGTGAACTCAGCATGGTCCACCAACTGCACCACGTTGACATGGCACTGCGCCAGCACCCCACGCTCCTGCAGTTCGCTGGCGCTGAGTTGATTGATCACCGGACCAATACTGCATCTCAGGGCCTGACTTTCATAAGGTTCGCGTGGTATGGTTCCAGTGAGCCCCCAGCGCAAGGGGATGCGACTCATGACTCCGGTTAAAAGAGTTTTGAGAGCATCGGCCTTGGCCATGTGGCAATTTGATACCACTGCACCATCTACAATGTAATTGTGATCGTTTTCTATGTGCAAATTAAACACTTCGAGTGGTTTGAGGATTTCAGTTCTTTTTATTAGTTTCATATAGTTCTTTTATTTTTCGTGCGGTACTATCATCAAATTTTGTATAATCTATATTGTTATTTTGTAATTGAAACCATTCTTTGTCTGCTATTATCAACGCATACTTGTTTAAGTCTGCCCAGGCGGTCAATGCAGTTAGTTTGGCCTGAAATTTTTCTACAGTGCATAGCTCTCGAGGTTTAACTTCTATAACTTGCCGGTTGATATGATCTACAAAATCAACAATATAAATTTTTGTTGTATTGTTAATATTATATTTGATTCTTAGTTTTTCGTATTCGGCATCTTTATTAAGATATTGATATAATGCCTCCCAACTAGACCGGTATGATTTACCAGCAAATGTCGATTCCCAATGTGTGTTTCTGTTATTACTATTTGGGGTAAATTCACCCGACAATATTTTTTGTTTCATTATTTCAGACTTTGTTTTTTTGTCCAAGTCTGACAACCTAACCCCGTACATTCCATTGTTGCTCCCAGAATTTTTTACACTAATTTTATCTTTAACTGTTTGTGTTCGGGCTCCGCGGGTACCTATGTTCTGTCCTCTGGTTCCGGCATTCCATGGAATGCCTGTATTAAGATTTTGTTTGATAGTATTACCGTGTTTTGTCTGGACTGCGGTACCACCGATTGCAGATAACTTGGATTTAATTTCAGATTCTGTTATTTCACCGCTTATCAATCTGTCCATGCAACGACACCATAGATCAGTTTTTGTATTCATGATTCGTTTTATAAATCTTGCCCTGTCAGAATTTGTTAATATTTTACCGGTTGATAACATAATATTCTTACCCGACCACTCAACTACTCTGGTGTGTTGGCTATATTCTGTTAATCTGTTATTAATAATTGTCATCATCTGATCTGCTGTTTTCTTCATAAATACCTCTGCTTTAGTTATATGTATTTATGTTTTATTAATAATTTCGTGATCTTCTGTCAGTGCATCTGCCCGGACCCAGCCTCGGTCAGTAAGAAACTTATGATTGCCTGTGACTTGTATTTTGTTGCCATTATCAAATTCTAACTCAAACATAGTTTCGCTGGCAGAATTTGTCAGGTTCTTATGCTGTTTAACTACAGTATCTACTTTAAACTCTTTGGTAGTCTCAGAATAGTTAATAACTTTATCACCTGATTTAATATCTTTGATCTGCCTATATCCATCCGGAGTCAGCACTTTACTATCTCCAGCAAAACATTCGTCTACAATCACACACACCACATCTTCCAGGAACTCCTGTATGGTACAATCGCCTACTCCGTTTTTGGTGTTCTTCAGCAGCACATTGAGGCTTTGCCAGGTGCAGATGGTGTGTTGGCGACCCCACTCTTTCCTGTCGCCAAAGTACACGCCCACATCCTGCTGCATGTTGACGTAGTCTTTTTCAGTCTGCGTTACCAGGCTCTTGTTGGGCACAATAACGATGCTCCGGCCCAAGTGTGAGACCGCGTTGCTCAGCGCCGCTGTTACGACTGTTTTGCCTGCGCCAGTGGCGATTTCCTGTAGACATTGTGGATTGTCCAGGAAGTCATTTATGACACGTACTTGGTAATCTCGCAGGCGCATGGATTCGCCAGCCAGGGGGTGTCCTGTGGGCCAAGAGACATGTGAAAAAGATTCTTCTGTGACCGGTGTGAACGAGAAGGTAGTGGAATATTCTCTCTGATCATCCAGTTCAATATCATAGTTGAACTGTTCCAGTATGGGTATGATGTCAGGCAAGAGAT